GAGACCGGAAACCTTGAATACCTGTGTGACGTTGCAAACTATGCTATGTTCCGGTTTATGTTTCCACAGCAGGGCGAGTATTTCGAACATACGGACTCTGATTCATCTGCCGGGATCTTCGGTATGAGCGTAAATGAAATGGAACGATTCAAACAGGAACACAGCTTTGAGGATGGGAGATATTGATATGATTTTAAATATAATCGCTACGGCGATAGATGCCCTTGTAATACTTGGACTTATGGGAGGACAGGTAAAACAAAAAGACAATTCAAACGCAATTGGTTATTTGCTTTCATACGCGATCTTTGCAATGAATATTATGGTCATTTGGAGATAACAATATGACAATTTATGATCCAATATTTGGTATTTACTTTCTGCCGCCAATTTTGAGCGTGGTCGAAAGAATACATATAACAAAATCAAAGCAACCGGATAGTGCCGGAGATTTGCTAAATCTGGAAAGCGACGCCGAGCACCAGAGCGAGAAATCGGAGCATCCGGTATAGCT